AACCGCCGTGGCATCCATGGTGAGACCATCGATGGCATTTTGCATACCAACCCCGGCCAGCGTCATAAAGCTCTGACCTTCTTCGCCTAGAATCTGTTCCCGAAGGGCTTGTTCCGGCTTGCTCTCAAGGAGGTATCCTTGATCTATGGCATATTGGATATCACGTAGCTCAACATGGGATACTTCCATCCTGTTGTCAGGCTTATAGACGTTAGCAGTCGTCTGGTCGCCCCAGTCGTAGGAACCGTTACCAACTTCCTTGGTAAACTGTTCCCCGGTGACATACACCGGAGGACTTTTAGTTTCAATTAGGTCAGGTATATCAGGCATATTCTCCCCTATGGCCTTGGGCCAGACTTAATTCGTTTTCTCTCGCCGGCAGGGGGTTGATATCCCCGTAGCTTAGATGCAAGTTCCTGATCCCTTCGCATTAGGGTGTATTGCTTAAATGACTCTAGGGCCTCTAGGCCAAGCTTAGTTACACCCGCCGCGTCAGAGATATTCCTACCGATATCCATACTGAACAAGGTAGTCATGTCTCGGTTAACCTCATCGAGCCTCTTCTGGTCTTGGTCAGATAACCTAGGATCGCCGGGACTAACCATAGATTTAAACGCTGCTGTCATAGACGCCTTGTGGGCTCTTATCTGGTTCGAGGTTGAACTCCAATGGTTAACTAAATCAGCTAGGTTGGCGGTATCCATAAGGTCAGCCATCTTATCGAACTGTTTGATAGCTACCTTGGCATTGGCATAAATCTCGTTTGCAGCGGTAGCCTCTCCAGGAGTCCTAGCAAGTAGGTACCTACCGTTTTCGTCCCTAACATTAGACTCCCTTTTCCTCTCAGCCTCCCCCTTCGCATACTTATGCTTATCTTCAGTCATTTGTTGGGCGAAGTTTTCAGGCCGAAACCTCTTAAAGAGTCCACTCTGGGCATCTTTAAGTTCTTGTTGGGCTTGCTGAAGTGCAACGCTGTCTTTCTTGATCCTGATTCCCTTAATCTTGTCGTCGAGATCTCGCGAATGCTGCACCTTGGTAGCGATCTCGGCTTTATCGTGATCCAACCCCTGCTGTCGGTACATAGCGTAAAGGGTTTGCTTGCCCTTAATCCCAGCATTATAGGACCTAACCTGATCCGAGACATCATCGTCGATAGCTTTCAACATCATCTTAAGTGCTGGGGCCATTCCGCCCCTACCTGATTTTCCTTGCTGGTACCCAGATATCGCCAGGGATAAAAATGCTGCAATCTTTTGGCCAGTAGACTTATTGTTCCACCACCGATTCCTATCGACCTTCGCACCCTCAACATTGGTCATAGCCTTTTTGAGATCATCGAAGGCAGCGTCAGATTTCTCGATCTTTTTGAACTTATCAGCCGTTTCTTCTTGCGCTCTAAGTTTCTCGCGAGAGTTCAACCTCTCCATAGCAGTGATCTTGTCATCGATCAATTCTACTTTGGCCTGGGCATTATCAACTTTTTCCTGCGCGAGAGCGGCGAACGGACTTTTAGCTGCCATAGATTGGGTAGTCTCAGGAGCCACAGCTCCCTTGGCCGCCTCACCTACCGCCTTACTTAGGAATTTTTGCTCCAGGGCTTCCCTCTCCTCGGGAGCCATAGAGTCGTAGACTGAACGAGATACTTGAGACATAGCCAGAAACTTAGCCGCCGCTTTCGCAGCCTTATTCATATCCCCAGACGGTGCCTCCCCATCCTCAGGAGTGGTCATAACGTCTGGGACTTCCGGGGCCTCTGTGAGAGTTTCGGGAGCTAGTTCCGGGGCATCATACCTAGGGTCATAAGCATAGGTTGGGTTGTTTATGGTCAAATAAGGTTGGTCCAAAGCCTCTTGCACTGACCTAGGGGCAGGGGGCTCTTCACTGTAATATTGGTTCATCGACTGAGGACCAGCAAAGGAATCATCGGCATAGTCGATGTCTATTCCCGGTATTGGGCCTTCTGCCTGGGGCACAGGGACGAAGTCGGGCTGAGCCTGAGGACCAACAAAGGCTTGCGGGTCGTAACCAGACGGCTGTTGTGTCCCATAGGTAGCGTGGCCGGGACCAGCGACATCCGAGACCATCGCATTCGCCTGTTCCTGAGTGGGAAAGCCACCCCCTCCTCCGGGCGTGACAGTCATTGAAGGATCGGCACCGAAGGACATTTCCTGCTCACCAGCGAGATTCACACCACCACTTTCGCGGGCTATCTCTACAGCTCGGGCCTCTTTTGCTATTTCGATATCCTCGTTAGTCGCCATATTTCTGGTCCTTCATCAACTTTTTCATTCCAGCCAATAGAATCCCGTCAAGGACCTGAGGGTCGTATTGAGAGATACCGTCTGCTCGTCTGGAAAATAGCTTATCTCCCAGCTCTGTACCTTCAACATCCTGAGCCATCATCCCTACTTTTTCACCACCGGAAGATCCTGCAGCGTGAGGGTCTTTGTATTTATAGCTTTGAGGCTTAAGGGCAGCGTAAAATTCAGATACATCCTTATCCCCTACCGCGTGCTTATCTTTCTTAACTCTCTCGTCAGAAGTCAGAGCCATGGGAGAGGGGGAAGCGATAGTCGCGCCAGCCGTGGCAGCGCCAGTGAGAGCCGGGGCAGCAGTACCGAAGAACCCACCGGCTCCAAGACCACCCAGAACCGCGCCGCCCATACCTAACATACCAGCGATTCCTGAAGCCTTAGCCGCAGACTTGGCCTGCTTTTGCTGAGATATATTTGCCTCGTAAGCCATTTTCTGTTGGGCCTCGAGCTGTGCGTAACCTAATTCCCTGTTCATGTCAGCCTGATCTTGCTGTCTCTGAGTCTGTAGAGACTGCGCTAGCATACCCTGTGCAGACTGCATTTCCTGAGCCCTGAGAGCCCCCGATTGTGCTGCATGTTGCTGGCCCATGATACCGCGCTGTCTTCCAGCCGCCTGCATCGCCAGAGCGGGGTTTCCCCGGCCACTGGCAGCCATTGCTAGTGCTTGGCGCATATTCTGGTCAGTAGCTAGCTGGAGTTGATCCTGAGCCGCACTAGGCCCCTCTCCTGCTGCTGCTGCCTGAAGCGCCGCTATATGTTGCTCTTGGGCAGTAGGCACGTAGATTCCTCCCCCACCGGAACCACCAGCTCCGCCACCACCGCCACCGGCTCCGGGGATCGGTGTTGCTTCCTGTCCTGGCATAGGGAGCGCAATCGATCCGGGCTGGGGCATGTTATTAGGGTCAGCCGGATCGGGAGTGCCGGCACCGGGACGACCCCTGCCCTGCGTTTCCAGACCTGTTACAAGGCTACCGACATTGGTCTTTTTCTGAGCCCCACCTAGAGCACCGCCGCCCTTCATGGTCCTATTTCGGATGGCCTCAGTGCTGAAGCTATTGCCAAGTTGTTTTCGTGGGTCGTACCCAAATACTCCGGCCATGCCATTCTCCTTAAATAGTGGTAACACCGATGCGCTGTGAAACAGGTAGTTGCTTCGGAAGACCCTTCTTCACACCAGCCACTATACCGATAAAGTTAATATTTAATGACTGCTCGGTATCACCGTTTGGCGCTACCTCTATTCTCATCCTGAAAGCCTCACACTTCTGCTTGCTTGGATATATGATGATCCTAGAATCTGTCACATCTGTAAATGTGGTGAAGTCTACATAAGGCCCATAATCATAGGCCAAAGATACGGTTACAGTGTATGGAGTCAGGTTATCCATAACCATGAACAGCTTGTAGAATCTCTGAAAGCCTGCAATGCCTGCAAAGGAAGTCCAGCCAGTCTCTATCAACATATCATAGGTGTCAGTGTCGTCCGTCCACTTGGTAAGATTCTCTACCAGCAACGAGTCAGCAGTCATAACATGAAACCTGTTGTCGTAGAGACAGGCATCCACAGGCTGAAGTTTAGAGGACGAATCCTTAGACCAAGCATTGAAGAAGTTGTTATAGGCTAGAATCCCAGAAGCCGTGACATATCTTATTGTCTCAGAGTCTATCGGAGTGATCGCCTGCAGGATCTCTTCGTCTACCTCGTCCTCGTAAGCTGCACCTGAGAACACAGTCTGAAGTCCAGGGGATAAAGTATAGACCCCCTTGTCAGATTTGTAGTTCAGACCAGCCCCATTAACTACCATGGACCTACCACTAACGGCTCCACTGACCCCAGATATTTCCTCAAATTTGGAGAAAGATGGTCCGGCCCCTAGGTTGTTAGGGCCCTGTCCGAAGGAATAAAATAACCTTCCGCGCTTGGACATTACTATCTTGTCAGTCAGTCCCGCGATCCCGGTGGTTCTGCCAGACTTATCTTGAACCGCAATACTAAACGCTTCGGAAAACTCAGGCATTAAATTGGTCTGGTTCAGCTTCGAGAAGTAAATAGCCTCATCTCGAGCCGATCCTGCTCCCCATATCCGACTACCCCAAGTAGTTAGGTATTTCATGGGAGGGACAGGTGTAGGTGGGACCTCCCCGCTAACAGTGAAGAGGACTTCCCTAGATTCTAGCTCTGCATCACTCCTAGTCAGATTTTTAGATGTCGACCCTACGAAGGCAAAGTTTACCTGATTCGTAGGGTTGGCAGGTTCCGCACCATCCTCTGATTTCTCGTAGTAATCATCTCTGTAGTATATCGACCCATTCTTAACAGTCCGGTAGGCGATGATAGCAACATCGCCCCCGGAACCTGTGCTGTTGGTGACGTTGTATGTCTCCGCCACATATTGTATCGAGTTAACATCTCCGGCCTGTGTGGTGATAGACACAGGAACACTTGGGCTACTTCGGTGTAAGTATCCGTTCCTATCAGTGAACTCATAGACTACTACTACGCTATACAGACCCTCGGATATGTATCCTCCGCTACTGAGTTCAGCCAGCCTTAGCTCTCTTGAAGAATAGAAGAAATTCAATTCCCTGAGATACGTCCCACAAAAAGAGTGAAGGTTAGATCCTGCCAGAAGCATAGACCTACCGTAGGGAACGGATGAGAATTTGTCCTTACTGGTGAAGTCAACCTTGACCGATACAATACCCGGAACAGAGGCTATAGAGTCCTTAGAAATAACAGAGACCCTAGCAACACCGGGAGAAATTTCTGTGAAGTTGGTACCGAACATAACTGGTCGGTATATGGAAAACCCATCGGGGGCTCGACCATATAGGAATTGGGCAGTGATAATAAGGTTAGGTTCCCCACTGCTCTCATCCCATGAGCCTATGTAATAGCAGTTATTATTTTCCGCTGATCGGTATAGGAGGTAAAACTGCTTACCATCATATAGCCAAGGCTTGGAAATAACCTCAAAGCCGAAGAATTGGTAGTCATCATTAGGGTCGACAAGCACGCCGCCGTCTGAAATATGCCACCGAATAGTCCCCTTACCGAAACCATATTGCGCAGTCCCATAGATATTTTGGTTAGGGTCGTAATAGCCTCGAACGCCGTCTACACCATCCAAATTTTCAGGGTTGGGTACAACACCAATACCTCCAGCATTGAGCTGGAAGGGCACGACATCTATTCCCAACACTGTCATGGCTATCAAGGTGTTGGCTGTGCTGCCTATCAATAGGTATTCGATACCATCGGGGGCACCATCCGAAGCGAATGCGAAGAAACGATCCCCGGAAGAGGACATGCTCATGGCTATCTGGTCTGCAAAGGCACTGAGAGTGGAGTAGGTTTTAACATCGTAGGGGGCTGTCAGCTCTACCAGATCCTCGTCGAAATACCTTGTAGTGATATCAACAGTTGAAGCCGAATAGGCTATGACTATCCTCTGGTCGTTGAAATTGAGAACATCCCAGCTATTGGCTCCGGGGGCACTAGCGTTTGTAGAACCGGAGGCAAGTAGAACCTCCGGACCAAACCCAGTCGGGGAAATCTTCCGCGCCCTGAGCCTGAAAGCCCCGCCACCATCTGAGTAAAATATATAAGGCTGACCATTGAAAAGGAACAATCTTATAGTGGCTAGAAGGTTACTGCCGCTACCACCGAAATCAACAGGATTTAAAGGCCCGAATAGGTGCTCTCCGTTCTCCTCGTCAACAGCCGATAGGAATTGAAAAGCCGAAGTAGCATCAAAAAACTCCAGGTAAGCGTAATAAGTCACCCCACCAGCATGAAGGCAGTCAGCAGACATTAACGGACTGCCTGTCTCATCAATCGAGTCGATGGTAATTTCCGCTGGCCTATAGGGCCCGATCTCCTCAAATTTATCGAGGGTCTCGCTGTAGGAATGCACCTTATCATCTGCGTGCAGAAGTAGGTGATCCGGCGTACCTACTACACCCTGAAGGTTTACTATGGGGACAGGAACAACATACTCAACACCACTCGGGTTATTCGCGGTGAATACAGCGAAGTCAGCAGAGGCCCTGTATTCGTCGAACTCAGTATAGAAATCTACTGGTGTTGACGGCACACCATCTTTCGTTACGGTGGTGTAGTCGGTGCTTCCATCTCTCATTCTGAAAGTCACGTTTGTATAGTTGCTGGCATCGGATACGAAAGGGGATAGACCGAAATTCCCTATAGCTGTGATAACCCAATGCACGTTGCTCTTGTCGTGGAAGCCGAACACACCGCCCGCGTGGTCTAAACGCAGGTCTAGTTCATCCTTGAAATTCTGACCAGACGTCCCGTCTAGGGGAAATACGAATTGAATGCCTACGGTAATGTTTCCGTCGAACTGTCTGAATATGCGAAAGTCTAAATCGAGATCGTTGTTTGGATAGAAGTAATAGGTTTCGTAGTATTGACCCTCTACCGAGAGCAATCTCAGGGGATCATAACCGAATCTCTTATCGATCCTGTTGCCCTTAGTAAACTGGGCATTCTCTACTTTTGTAGGGGTACCAGGCGCAAGGGATTTAGGATCGCCCTTTTGGTTTCCCATTTGAGCCAAGTTTAGAACCACAGTTTTCTTATTTAATGGCATCAAAGCACCTATTTAAGTAGCGTTATCTCGATGAAATGCTTCCCGTTCTCTAGCGCCCTGGTATTATCAACCCCTACAGTGGCTAGATCTATTTGTTTACCGCCTTCAGATATATTGTCACTAACATAGTGGACAGCTATCGCTTCCCCCGAACCATCATAAACTGTCCCAGAAATTAGGACGGTGCAGTTTAGAAGTTTCTTATACGGGATATCCAAGACAAGTATCAGGTTGACGTTCGGCACATTACCCGTCTGCCCACCCACGGACTTGTCATAGAAGATAGTGAAACCATCGGCCTCTTGAGAGTCCATGTCTGGCTTGGGCTCTCCGTGATACACCGTGATGAAACTTCCATACAGTTTTACCGGAGCACTTTCGATCTCGTCATTGAGGTCATGGAATGCCTGCTCAACATTAGATTGGAAGTCAGAGGTTTGGGGGTCCGTAACCCCGGTCCTCCTGAAGCTAACTGTCACCAGTAATACCTTTCAGAGCGACCCTCTTGATCGACTTCCTCAATTCTCTCACCATTATTGATGTCGCGATCAACAAGCATTTCCTGCATTTTCGCTTCTATTCTAGCCCGCTCCATAAGAAGAATAGAAGGATCGGATTCTTCCTTGTTGAGCATTTTGATAGCTACATCTAGGATAAGCAGATTCTCGAATCCATTATAAGTATCCACAATATCACCATCGTCAACCAATGGTGTTGCCACAGGAATATACCAAAGTTTATAAGACCCATTAGCACTATCCTGCGGTGTGAGTACTATCTTATCTTTGAAGATTCGGTATGTGGTTGTGGGACGTAGGCCGTAATAACTAAAGCTATTTTCTGTTTGGTTTCGTCCGCGCCAAGTGGTTTTCGTAAGGGCATAGAACCTGTCTTGAGTCCCCGCAGAGATAGACTTATCCATTCCAGCTAGTTTATAAAAATCAACTGGTAAAGGAAACTCACCAGGAGCGCCAGCAGCAATAGTAAACTCAGTGGGATCGCCAAGATAATAATCTTCAAAAGCAGCCACAACGAGATCGTACCAAGTGAAATAAGCCTCGTTAACATAGTTCAGTAACTCCGGATCTTCGATGAAGTTAGAGTTTACCATGTCAGCCTTCTGCCGGGCCCGTAATTTAATTTGTGCAAGGGTTATGGAAGACATCAGTATCCCTCTCCCATTTCGCAGGCTTTGAACGCAGCCTTGAATGCTCGACACATAAGATCGACATCGTCGGTTCGAATAGCCATCATCATAGAACCGATAGCCATTTTATAAGCATCACCGCCTTCAGATTTCTCTTCGTGAGATCCGAGTTCTTCATTCATGTAGTTGGGTTTGTCATCAGAGGTCATAGGGGGAGGGCCCCCCATGCTACCGATTATAATACTGGCGATCTTTCGACGACGCCGTCTATTCTGTAACATGGGATACCCCTAAATTTTTAG